GGATACGACTGCCACGGGAATGCGTTGGCATGGATCCTCTTCCTTTGTGGCGTCCGTCTGGTAGTACAACAGCGCCCAGTCCTTGATAGCCGCCTGCATGGCATCGGTAGTGATGTCCTTCACGCCGAAAGCCTGCTCAAAGTTATAGACTTTTCCCTGTTCAAACAGGGCTGAGAAAATGCTCACGGTTTAGACACCTCCCGACAGTTGATCACGATGCGGGGTTGGCGACGCTGGGCCGCATGTACCCCATCGATATAAGCCTGCAGGCGCTCGATCTCCCGGGCCTGCGCCTTGCATTTTTCAGATAACAACTCATTAGCACGCATCAGGTCGTCCCTGCACCAAGCCGGAAGGAATCGCTCGTATAGCCATCTTTTCAATTTGCTCATCGGCCCCTCCGCTTCCAGATCTTGTTTGTGCCATATCTTACAGCGTCGATATGGTGGTTCGCCGCGTCAGGGTAACCCTGAAGCACCTCACCGGTCTTTTCATCGCGCTCGTATTCGTATTCAGTAAATTCCCTCGTGGTATCAGGACAACGCTCAGGATCGATCACGATAGCAGTCAGCGACTGCAGCCACTTCATGGAGTAATTGACGCTTCCGGGGCCTTTCTCAGAGGCCCGGCAGTTCAGTCCATAGCTCTTGTAGTCGCTGACGGATTTCTCCTCAGCGCTGTCTGCGATCAGCAGCTCGCCGGCCGGTACCCTGGCTTTGACCAAGGCCGCCGTGTCATGGTTGCTGGTACGGTTGCGCGTCAGCTCATCAAACAGGTACAACGTCCGTCTGGCAGAGTCATAGTGCATCCGGTTCCACGCCCAAGGGTCAGGATACCACCCCCAGTCCACTCCGTTTGTAATGCGGTCAAATTCCTTCGTCTCAGCATCCGTGATGGCACGAATCTTCAGGTTCTCAAATACCTGCGTTCCGGAGCCGACTACCTCGCCCAGATACTCATGTCGGTACCCGGTAGGATTGGTGTTCTTCAGGTGCTCGGCATCGGCAATGAAACGCGGGCCGAGCCATTCCGGCGGCGTGGTCAGGTAGGTGCTGTGATGGACCAGCTGGCCGGGCTTTTTTTCCAGCACATAGCGGTTGGCCCAGTTGCGAGCCATAGCCGGCGGATTGAAGCTCTTAAACGTAAAGCTAAAAGGGCCGCCACGCAAGGTGGACTGCTCCACATTGCGGATCTGCTCCGGCCCATCAAACTGATCCAGTTCTTCGAACCAGTCAATGCCGATATATCCAAACGGCACTTTGATGGATTTCACCTTGCCGGGATCATCCATGCCGAAGAACATGATCTTCTGTCCGGTGGGAATGTAGACACATTCCATGGGGCTCACCGTACAGCGAAACTTCCGCGTTAGGCCCAGCTGGGCGATCGCCCACACGATCTGTGTATAGACCGTAGTACGCAGCGTATTGCCATATTTGCGAAAGACACAGGCGTGAATCAGCGGATTTTTCAGAATCAGTAGGATAATCTCAAGCGAAATAAAGGAAGACTTACAGCTTCCGCGTCCGCCTTTCTCGACCAGTTCGTTGACCGCCCCCGCCTTTATCGCACGGTGGGATCCTACAAACGCTGGCGAGATCGTCTCCGAGAGCTTACAGGTCGTCAATGATCTGTACACCTCCATCGTCTTCACCGGCACTATCGCCCAGCAGCTCAATAATGACTTTCGCTGCTCGGGCGTCACCGGCAGTAGCAGCCTCGGTCAGCCCGATGATCATGGCCATCTGGTTGTCTACATCTTCCGGATCGACATATCTTCGTGCAATCTTATTCCACCTTCGCTTGTCTGAAACGGGCAGCGAAAGGTACAGATCAGCGGCCTCTTTCAGGCTTTTCTTGCGTCTCCGTGCCGCGCCGGACGCGATACCGCCCGCAGACTGAATAGCTCTCTGCTCACTCTCTGTTCGCCGGTTGAATGGGATAAGATTCTTTTCATTCGGCACGTCACCACCCCTCAAGTCAAAAAATAGGAGACGGCGCGCTGAGTTTCCCCCTAACCCAGCGCGCCAAACATCATGGAGTCCGATATTAAGGCCGCCTCGGTACCGGGCGGCTCAAAAGAAGGTGACGGCCGTCCCTTAATCTCAGCATAACACCGTTTTTTTGCCCGATGCACACAGAGCGACGCACCCTCGAAAAATTATTTTCTCCCCACGAGATCATCGATGGAGGTGTCAAAGAAATCTGCAAGCACAATGAGGTTGCCTATCGAGGGGAAGCGCTTGCCTCGCTCGTACTGTGCAATCACATTACGACTCAGGCCGCACAGATCCGCCAGCATCTGCCGTGAGAGGCGACGCCGTTCTCTCATTGACTGCAATTTTTGCGGAAAGTATCTCTCTGGCGATTGACTGCTCATTTTCGCTCTCCTTCAATCTCGTTACTTCCCGGTTCAGTTCTGTGATAGCCTTCTTTATACGGATCTGGTTGCGGACCCACAACAGCGCGGCAATGATCCATAACGCAGCCGCCAAGTATTGCATCACTTCAAGCATCATTTTGAATATTTTCCCTTCCCCTCAAAAGTTGTGAATTTGTTTTGGCCTCAGAACGTTTTTTTACCGTAGGTATCTATAGCTTAGGTAATAAACGGTGCGCGTCGGAATGAAAAAACGCAGTATTCCCAGTCGTTTGAGGTGCGTTGCGGAGTATCCGATTTTTGCCCCTCAAAAAGCCCCTAAAATTGGATATACGCAAGGGCCTAAAATAGTTGCGTTTTCCCCTTCCTGCGAGGCGTCAAAACCCTCTCGCGCCGCTGCCGGTGCGCTCGGATTTTGACGCCCATCTGATGGGTGGGCATAGTAGTCAGACGAAGCGCGAAAAATTGCCGATTTTTTGCCCCTCAAAGCCTTGATATTACTGGCTTTTACACCCGGCAGGTCATGTGCAGCGCCTCAAGCCGAAAAATAGGCCGTTTTGGGGTACTCGTCTGCCGGGTATCAGCCGGCAGAATCGAAGCACTCCAACCCGACAGAAATCTCGCTCTCGTCTTCCTCATCGACGGCCACATACACGTCACCATCGACTGGAACGGATAGCTGTGAGCAGTCAAGATACTCGCCCGTAGCTCGGGTAAAAGCAGCATCGTCGATCTCCGTAATTCTGAAATATCGTCCCATTATTTTCCCTCCATTTCGACTAAAACATACTGATTTGGTCCGTTTCCCCAGGAACGTCCTCCCAGCCAACACCGATATAGTCCAGCACACGCCCCCAGCCGTACCACTCACCGTTTTCGTCCTGAAGCACATGCTTCATCCAGAACTCCCATTCCTGCGGATTCTGCTCCCGCAGCAGGTCAAAGCGGTGCGGTCGCTTTTCCAAGGTAATGCCGAAGCCACACATGGAGCATCCGGTACGTTGCGCAAGCGTCGTCCGGAGCGTAATGCTGTCAAGACGATCCGGCTCCGTAGCCGCAATCTCGCGGATATATGCGGCCGTATAATGCGTACCGTCGGCATCTACACCGACAATCTCGCCGTACACTTCTGGCACCGGCGCGTCCAGGACCCTGTTGAGGCGAAGCACATCTTGTCGACTGAAGATTGCAAAAGGCGCGCTGCGCTTCGTGCCGGGTGAGATGTAGTTGCAGCCGTTGAGCATGAGAGCCTTCTGCCGACGTCCTCCCTCGGAAGCCATAAGGCCCATCATCGGAAAACGCCCGCTCTCTTTGGCATAATCATCGCATGGTTTTTCCTTCAGATAATAGCAGCACTTGTCCGATACAAGGAAAGATGCCGCGGCATAGCCGAGAGCTGCTCCCTCTGCATCGGCACCGCCAAATTTCTCAAGCCATTTCTGCGAAAGCTTCATGCGCGTATTCTTCCGGTAGCCGCCAAACTCTCCGGTTTCGCCCGTGATAATAGCATGACGGACGGTGGCATTCTTCTCGGACGGATGCTGCAGCAGACTGATCTTTCCGGCAATCTCCTTTGACAAGACAGGCCAACCGAGCTCCTTGATCACGTTGACCTTGGAGCGCAGCGGTTTGAGCGCGGTCACGCCCAGTTCTTTATGCACGCGCTGGATGCTTTTGTCCTCCAACACGGACACGGAAACCGCGGGAAGGTCAATACCGATCGAGCGAAGGAAGCATAGCAGCGTAATGCTGTCGAGGCCACCGACCGCCACATAAGCCATGCCATTGATCTGCGGATGCTCCAGGAACTTATACGCGGTTTCTTCGGCATGTGCAACCTTGAAATCGTAATCGCGTTGCTGCATGGCACGGAAGTTTGCAATGCGCTCTTCGGAACCGCTTGCAGCCATTCTCTCAAGGATGTTCATTTAGGCCTCACTTTTTCCGCTTGCGCGACTTCACGAACGCCTTGCCGCAGGTCTGGTACTGGTTGATGCCGGGTCGGTACTCAACGGCTACCGGCGCACCGCAGACCACGCAGGTAAGATCAAAGCCCCATTCGGTCACATTGGTCATATACCGCGATCTCTTGCCGCACTCACAGTTGGCATACACTGGCGTCATGTTGTTCGCGAGAGCTGTATCCGTGCCGCAGTCGTAGCAGTGGTACACGCTCATGGGCTTCTTCGCGCAAAAGGTCTTGGTAGCACCGCAGCCGGGGCACTTGAGATGCAGAAAGCCGCCGTACTCCACCTGCTCGGGTTCGCGCTGAGGCGAAGGCTCCGGCTCTGGTGCTGGTATTGCCTCTGCCGAAAGAGGCTTGACAGGCTCGGTCGCGGCTTCCACTTCCGGCTGCTCCGGTACCTTCAGTTCGCTCACGAAGTCATGGATGCGCCTGCGGAGTTCTTCTGCACACGGGCGGCAAAGATCGAAGCCCTCGCAGCTCTCGAGCGCATCCGGAGCGATCTCCGTGCTGCAGCGGTCACAATAGGTCATTTCAACCGTCTTTTTCATGATGTTATTCTCCTCTTCGTTTTCTTCTTTCGCAGCGCCGCTTTGCTGATCACATCGCAGACGAGCAGTCCGGCGACGGTCAACTCCTTATCCGGCTGGATCAGATGGTTTTGGTTTAGCCGGGCCATCTGAGCATCGGTGATGAGCAGTAGATTATCCAACATGATATTGGTCTTGTCCCCGTCCGCAAAAATCACCTTATGCCCATTCGGAATGGGACCGTTCGCCGTCTCCCAAAGAAATCGATGCTTCAGCACAAAGTTATCATTGCAGAACGGATTGCTCGGCCGCATCTTGACCTTCACTTCGACGTAACCGCCTTTGTTGATCCTCTCATAGCCGATCGGCTTGGTATTGTGCGGAAGGTGGCCTTTCTTAAACTGGGTCTCTGCCATGCGGCCGACCGTCGGCGTATGCTTGCCCTTATTTGCAGGGATTTGACCTTTCTCAA